TGTGTCAGGCAAATACCCGCATCAAGGTATGGGTGACGCATTTACGAAAGACACGGGTTTGGATGCCCGCGATCCTTCAACTGCCTACGAGCAAATTCGTTACGGTATTAATCAAATGAAGGATAAGGGTTTTGGTGCGTGGACAACCGCAAGAGATTTTGCGGCAAACGCATTGAATGGTCCAAGCGCCGGGCAACAAGCTGGTAGACAAATGCAAGGTGCTCCTGAGAAAAAGGGTTCAAGTAATCTTTTTGGCATGTCCGACGACACAAACTACGCGCTTCTCATGGCATCCCTTCGCATGATGGGTACGCCGGGCAATGTTGGTATGGGTCTTGCCGCTGCGGGCGATACATTCGCTAAAACAATGGCACAACAGAAACAGTTGAACCGTGAGCAGATGTCTGCGGAAGCGGAAGCGAATTTAAAGAACGAGCAGGCAGCGTCGCAACGTGTTTCTAAATCTGGGTACACAACGCAAGTCCGCACTCAAAATCCTGACGGTTCATTTAGGATTGAAAATCAGGTTGTTGCGCCGGGATCCACAGCTACGTTTAACACGCAGGGCGCACAAGGATGTGCAGGCGGTCAAGGTGGTGTTGGGCCTCAAGGATCTACTGGCGGCGGTCCCCAAGCCCCTCAAGGCCCACAAATGCCGCAACAGGAAATTGATGCGTTGGGTCCAAGAGCCGTTGGTGATACTGGAGAAAACAAATTTAATGTTTTGCAGGAACTTGGCCGACAAGCAATACAGGCGAATGCTGGCGATGAAGAAAACGCCAAGAAAATGTTTAATGAACAATATAAAGACGTGTATTCAAGTGCTAAAGCCGCTCAAGGCGGACGCGGGGATCTTGCGGCGGTTGTTAAATCCGTATCAGAGCTTCCTTCAGGTGGGTTGACTGGTTTTGGCCCGGGGTCAGAAGCGCGTTTGAATTTTGCACGATATATCAATGCGGGGCTGCGCACTTTTGGTGATTCTGGGTTTGATGAGAACAACATATCCAATCAACAAATTTTGCAAAAAGTTGCGACTTTGAACGCTAACGAAGGCGGTAATAGTATTGCTGCTCGCTGGTTGTCTCAATACGCAAACGCATTCCCCAATGCTGATCAAAGTGAAACAGCCGCTAAAAACTTAACGGCACAACTTTTAGTCGCGAATACACGGCATCAAGATGCACAACGTGTGGCGGATGTTTACGGCAGGCATTCATTGCGCATGGGTACTGAATTAAACAACGCGATGGAGCGTGTAAACCCAACAGAATTGTATGCGTACGCTAAAAACGACATCGCTAATTTGATGATACGTAGAAGTGTACAAGATCCAGTTACGGGTAAATTGAAGAACCCAGTATCCGCATTGATGGCGGGTGATATCACGCCTGCTGAATTTAATGATTACGCAAAACGTAACGGGTCAAAGATTGAGAATTTGTCGCACTTTGTTTTAGGGCGGTAACATGCCAAATCCTGTCGATATGGACGCTGTTTTTGGAAAACCAACTCCACAACAGCCATCAACTGGGAACCAACCATCTGAAGGGCAACAGACCCAAAAGATGAGTATGGATGATATGTTCGGCAAACCCGGAGAAGCACCCCCTTCTTCAGGTAAAAAAACATCGCCTGAAGATGATGAGTACGAGGCGAAGGTCCAATCTCTTCTGCCAAAAGCGCGTGAATATGTTGGTAAAGAAAGTGGTGCGGGCGGAGCCTTTTTAGAAGGTGTAGGAAAGCCAGCCGAACTGTTAGGGCTTCGTACTGCTACCCGTGGTGCTATGGCGGCTTTTGGAGCGGGGGAAGGTAAGAACTTTTCCGAACGCTACAACCAATTAAAGGCAGAAGACGAGGCTGTTAGCCGTGCGTATGACGAAAAGCATGGGTTAGCAAAAGGGGTTGGTGAATTTGCGGGATATGCGGGCGCGGCATACGTGGCCCCAAGTATTGCTATTCCCGCTGAAGGCGCTCTTATTGCGCGTGGTGTAGGCCCGACCGCCGCTAAATTATTGGGGATGGGTGCTGAGGGTGCTACGTGGGGTGCTGGAACCGCGTTGGGGGAAAAAGCGTTTGGTACGAAGAGCGCAAAAGATGAGCCGGGTATTGGGGAATCAGCGGCTATTGGCGGTATTGGTGGCGCTGGTTTGGGTGCCGCTAGTAAAGTAGCGGGTAAAGCTTATGAATCGTTTATGCCAACCGCTTTGAAGCCATCCACGCTATATGAAAATTACGCTCCTGACTTTGTAAAAAAAATGTTTGGGGAAGGTAATGCGACCATGAACCAAATTGGGGGCATGATCGCTAAAGGCGAAGGGTCAATGAGTTTGCCTGATTTTCTGGCGGCACAGGAAGAAGGAAAGCCTGTCACTCTTTTCCATTTAGTTGGGCCTGAAGATCAAAAAAAATTAATGGAAATTTTTAAGGGTCGTCCCGAAGCCGCCAAAATTATTCAAGACAAGCTTGCGACGTGGTCTAGTGACGCAAAGACTGACATGGAGGATTTCGCACGAAATCTTTTGGGTTCGCATGAATCGCCTGCGGATATGAAAGAAACCGCACAAGCTTTATCGGATTCAATAACAGATCAACGGTATGATGCTATTCGAACTCCGGGCGTAAAAGCTGATTCCGGGGCTACGCCGTGGAAACCTGAATGGAATAAATGGTTAAATTCAGAAACCTTCAATAAAGCAATTGATAATGTTATTGAAAATTTAAGGGAAACCACAGGCATACGCACGGGCGACCGCAATAATTACGTAGCGCCTTTTGAAAAAATTGAAACGACAGACACGGATAGAGCGCGGGCTTTTGCGGATAGTTTTTTTAAAGGTAAAGGGGTTGAAACGCCCGAATCCATCAACATGCTTGGCGATCAAGGGAAACCTAAAAGTTATTATCAATTAGTCAATCCAGACGCTCTTGATTTTCATTTTGTGGATCTTTTGCAGCGCGAATTGAATTCTATGAGCAGCCCCAAACTTAAAGCGCAAAATGCGCCTAAAGGCAGCGTTGCCTCTGAAGTTATGAATGCTCGCCAGCAAATGATGGACGCGTTTACTGACCCCGACAGCAACCTTTATAACAGCACATACGCGCAAGCGCTAAACGCGCATGCGGATGCTCAAAAATTGGGTAACGTATTTGAATTAGGAAAAAAAATCTGGACGACTGGCAAATCCGCTGATGCGTCAGAAATCGCGCAACAAATATCTCGTTTGTCCCCGCAAGAAAAACAATATGTTGCTCATGGGTGGATGGAAGAAGCTATCCAACGCACCAATGGTGATGTTCGTAAATTAAATGATTTGTTAAGCAACAAATACGCGAAACAGGCGGTTATCGATTCGTTGGGGCCAAATCATTACAACGAACTAGAACGGTTTGTGCGTACACGCACAGCAGCCGCGAACGCAATTGAATCCGCCTCTAAATTGGGGTTGGGTTCTGATTACAAAATGCGCAGTTTCTTTACAAACCTTGTTATCTCCGTTGCCTCTCAAAAGGCGGCTATCGCACGTCTCGCGTGGGCGTGGGCAAATGATCACATTGGGGAAAAAGCGGCTCGTAATCTTGCGGAAAAACTTTCTTCCAGCGACCCTCGAATTTTAAGTCAGGGTCTTGCTACGATTGAAAATAACACTGAAAACAAACGTTCTTTCGGGCAATTCTTGATTAATCACGCACCCGCTATTATGGGCGGATTAGCTGGCGGTCATGCTGATGGTGGGGCCGTACAAGGTTACGCATTTGGTGGCGCACCAAACAACATTCGTATCGCAAACAAGTCTGTCGTGATGCCAAAACCCGGTGATCCGGAGTTTGTTGGGCCGACTATGACAGCATCGTCATATGACCCGAACAAGTCGCATGTATTTGATAAATTGAACGTTATGCATCGCGATAACCCGATTTGGACACCCGATTTAGGGAATGTGTCGGCTCGTGGGTACGCTGTAGATAAATCAGGGCGTAGTATTATGCGTTCAACGGGGGGCAGAATCCCAGAGGCGGACAAACTTTTCAAGCAAGCGAAAAAATTCGTTGATTCTCATACGAAAAATCTTTTGAACGTGCATGATGATGACATCGTAAAAGCACTTCGCGTCGCCGCCAAAAGGGTGTAAAATGCACCGTCATTTTTGGGGTGCGTCATGGATCCATTAACTCTTCTTGCGGCAGCACAGGCTGCGTATGGTGCTATTCAGGCTGGTATTGCTGCGGGTAAAGAAATCCAAGGCATGGCGGCTGATTTGTCGGATCTATGGGGCAGTGTCGCGAAGCTTACGCACATTGCCGCTGATAAACCATCTACCAATGTTTTCTCCAAAAAGTCTGCGGAACAGATTGCTATGGAGAGTTACGCGGCTAAAGCGGAAGCGCAGGATCTCGCGATGAAAGCGAAAAACCTGTTTGTCGGTAGATTTGGACTTGCTGCATGGGATCAAGTGCAGAAGGAAGTCATCGAAATTCGCAAAGAGATTGAGCGTCAAAAGCACATTGAGGAACGTGAGGCGGCGGCTCGTGCGGAGGAGATCCGCGAGGTTGCGGTCGTCGGCTTTATTGTTTTGGTATTGTTGGGTATAATGCTGCTGGTCGGGATTATACTTTCAGAAGGAAAAGTATAATGGATTTAGGCGTTTTTGGAAAGTTGATTGAAAATGTTGCACCAACGATTGCGACTGCTTTGCTTGGTCCTGTTGGCGGCATGGCCGTCAAAGCTTTATCCACCGCGCTCTTGGGGCATCCTGACGGATCAGAAGATGACATTAGAACTGCATTGGCAACTGCCACCCCAGACCAAATCGCAGCCATTAAAAAAATAGATGCGGATTTTAAGGTTCAGATGAAGAGTCTGGACATTGATCTTGTGCGGATCGCCGCATCTGATCGTGCGTCCGCTCGTGACATGGCGGTGGGGACTCATTCCCTCACACCGTCTATCATGTCCTACGTGATCGTCGTTTGTTGGGCGATTATCCAGTATTTTCTATTCACGCATGTCATCGAGGCCTCTATGCGGGAACTGATCGCTCGCGTGTTAGGGACACTTGATGGAGCGCTAATGCTCGTCCTCTCATTTTGGTTTGGGAGCAGTAACCCCCCTGTTGGAGAAAAGAAATGAACTTTGTTGGAGAAGCGAAACCCGCCACCGCGTACGACATAGAGGCCGCAGCAGCCTCAATAGGAGTGCCAGCAGCGGCTTTCAAGGCGGTTATGGCTGTAGAGTCCAGCGGGAAAGGTTTTGACGCTGACAACCGTCCTAAAGCGCTTTTTGAGCGCCATATTTTCTATCGTGAACTTCGTACGGAACCAGATCTCCAACAGAGGGCCATTGATGAAAAACTCGCGTATCCAAAATGGGGTCAACTCCCCTATCCGAAAGGTTCAGACGCTGTATACGAAGAGATTGAACGTGCGTGTAAGATTGACGAAGATGCGGCCCTCTGCTCCGTCTCGTGGGGTTTAGGCCAAATCATGGGGACTAATTTCCTCATGATAGGATGCCAGTCCGTTCAGGATATGGTGGAACAGGCGAAAGCATCGGAAGCGAATCAGTTGATGCATATGGCGCAGTTTATCAAAGCCGCCAAATTAGATGTTCCCCTCGCGAGGTTGGATTGGACCGCGTTCGCGAAGGGTTATAATGGGCCGGGATATGCAGCAAACAAGTACGATGAAAAACTTGCGGATCATTACAACTCGTACGCTTGACATTCCCGACGTTTCGTATAAGAAAGGGTCTTCCTCCCTAAAACTCAGGCGGACTTTGTTCCGCCTCTTTTTTTGGCTCCATCTTGATGCGGTATAGCGTCTTTGTCCGTTTCTTCAAGCGGCGATATGTCCCATCAACGTAACCCGCTTGCGTCTCCAGCCAATCCACGCTTTTCAACCGTTTGATGCATTCATAGATGGATGATTTGGGGAGAGACATCATTTCCCCCATCGTCTCCACATCCGACAGAAACGGTTCTAAACCGTAAGTATCAAGCAGGCGGAGAAGAAGGATCTGATCGCGAGGAGTGATTGACCTCGCCCAAATAATTTCCTGTATGAGGTTCATTTTTTCGGTTTCTCTTTTGATGCGGCATCCGCTTCGGTAAGGCTTTCTTTCAAAACAGGTTTCCCGAATTTAACCTTCTTTAAATGGTCAGGGCCAACTACGACACCATCGTAATCCAATGATACGCAGTGTGGATCTACATCGTTTAACCAATGCTGAATGGACATAAAGACACCGCCAGCAGGTCCGAATGTGCCACCATGCAGGCTGCTCGGGTGGACGCGGATAACATGCCCCTTGAAGGGTGCGCAGCCAAACGCGTCTGGTTCAAGGTTCTCAAATTTTTCCGTTGTCCAAGTGCCGTTGAGGGAGAAATTAATCTGCCCGCCTAAATAGAATTCGTAACTATCGACATTTGGGTGCGTATGTTCGGGGATCACATAGTTTGGGGGGACAATAAACATTTGCACTTGGAAGGGTTTTTTCCTGTACCAAGTGACGGAAATAACATCTTGTATGTTATGGACAGCGTTATGGAACGGAATCAACCCAAAGCGGGGGCTTTCGTTGATAAACCATTTCGCGAATTGTTCTAAAGGATCATACTCAATCATAATTTTACCCACCAATCTTCAGGGAGAGGGATTACATCGCGGCCCATCGTCGGGTTCGCCTGTACGCGGATCTTGTGGTTAGGGAACGTCCACATTTCCCCTGTACCGACAATTGCGCACACCCAAAACAGGTGGTGATCCTCCGTGTAATCAAGGACAAAGTGCGCGTTTGCTGGCCCTTTGGGGGTCAAAACGGGTATTGTTGGGTCTATTCGTTGTATCAACGCCATTACTGCTCCTTATACGCGTGAGATAACCATGTACGCAAACGCTAATGCCGCGCACATCCAGATAAATTCTTCCATTAGTGCGGATCTTTAGGTAACGGCATCCAATGGCTTGCATCCATGACCCGCGCCATGTTTGTCCCGTCGTTTAGGGTATACTCAAATAATTGAAAGAGGATGCGTTCGCGTTTGTCTGTAACGCCTGTCCAACTGCAAGCGTATTTACCGACCCCAATTCGTTGACTACAGCCCGCAAGGTCACCCTCCTGTGCGTAGAGGAGGATGACTTGGTCTTTGGGTGCGGTTTCTATTGGCCTCCATCCCGTAAGCTCATTTGTCGCAAGCTCTGATGCTTTAACGATGGATCCAAATCCAATTCCAGCTACAAGCGCTGATAAAAAATCACGTTTGTTCATTTTTTTACCTTATGGCTTTATCAAGAAGGTATTGGGTTGGATCCTTATGCCACTCTCCGCAAAGGTTAACGATCTTATCCCCGTTTGCATCAAGCGTATGGGACGTTGGATATGATGGATCTTCTTTCAACTTATCAATATCCGCAAAAGCCTTCAGTTCCCAATCTTCATATTTAATATTACCCCTCAATGGTGAATATTCTGCCCGTTGCATCGGTGTACGCATTGGCTT